ATATTTATTCGCTCAACATCATGAGCTGAACGCCTGGGAGTTTGATTGCATCAAAAGAGTAGTAAGATGTCGAAAGAAAGGCCAGTGGCTTAGTGACATCAATAAGACTATTAAGGTCTTAGAGCTATACAAGGAAGAAATGAAACATTTACATAACGATGATGAAATAATGAATTTAAAATGAAACTAGACGAAGCAATAACAATACTTGAAGAATATAACAAGTCACGTAAGGAAGCAGAGATAAAACTAAATGCATCCGAGCAGTTAAGCATTGCAACCGACATCGTGTTAAATGAGATACGCAAAATACACCATCGTAAAACTATGTATCCTGAAGGCTACAAACAATACCATATCCCTAAGAAATACTATTCTATGCTACAATGGGGTGATCATGGACGCATTGAGCGTAAATACAAAATAAGCAAATCGACATTGGTTAAGTCATTTAAGAAAGGGACTTGTACTTATAGAACATTGAAAGCATTTGAAGATTATTTTAAAAATTATTAATTATGAACATAGAGAAAACACACCGAGCGTTATTAATGTATGTAGGTATTGCCAAAACATTGAACGATGAAACGTGCCGATTCATTAACACATTTAAGCATGAAAACAAACGTAGATTCAACAACCTAGTAACTGATTTAAACGCATTCCAAAGCACAGTAAGAAGTCAAATGAATATGGAAGGAATAGATGCGGCAGAACGTTTACAGGACTATCAGCATAGCATTATTCAAGAATTAATCGAGAAAGATAACTTTGAAGACATTGAAACTTTCTTAGCATTTTGCAAGGTACTTCCTGAAATTTATACTAAGTATTTGAAGCCATACAAGCACTCAGCAAAGGACTATTTTACTTCATTGAACAATTCATGTAATATATTTAGAAATACAATGGCGATTGATAAGGTTAATTTACAAGCATGTGATGAGTATGTGAATGGGTTTGTTATTAGTTTGATTGAGAATAATGTTTGGGAAAAGCCTTGTTAATTCAAAATAATTTATTATATTTGCATCCGTTGACTAGCAGCAACTAACAAAACATTAAACTGAAAACCCTTAATCGGCGAGTCTGCTAGCTCAATGATTAGGGGTTTTTACATTAATAATTATGCCAACAAAAACTCAATTTATTTGCATTTACCAAAGTACAGATGTATTAGAATTAATACATGGTGAAAAAGATTTAATAATTCAATTTAAAGATTTATTAAATATTCATGATATAAAAGAAATTATTTTAAACAAACATGATTGTAAAAAATTGATTTATGAATTATTAATTATTGAAAAAAAATTAAAATAATGGCTGAAGATAAAAAATCATTTTTAATGTATTGTGATTTAATACATACTGTCAAAAAAATGCCAAATGAAAAAGCTGGTTTATTATTTAAACATTTATTAGCATATGTAAATGATGAAAATCCTATTACAGATGACTTATTAATAGAGTTAACTTTTGAGCCAATTAAACAACAATTAAAAAGAGATTTAATTAAATGGGAAAATGAAATAATTAAAAAAGGAGATAGTGGAGCTTTAGGAAATCTTAAAAGATGGAATGAAGATTTATATAAACAAGTGATTAATAAGGAGTTAAGTTTACAGAAAGCTGTTGAAATCGCAAAGAGTCGCAAACTATCGCAGTGCGATGAAATTAATCGCACCGAATCGCAAAGTATCGCAAACATCGCTGTAAATGATAATGTTAATGTTAATGTTAATGATATAAATATATCTTTTGATTGTTTTTGGAATCTTTACAATAAAAAAGTAGGTGATAAAAAGAAAACAGAAAATAAATGGAATAAATTAAAAGATGAGGATAGACAAAAAATAATTGATACATTACCAACTTTTTTAAATTCAATAACAGATAAACAATTTCAACCATTCCCTGAAACATATTTGAATAATAAAAGATGGAATGATGAAATTACAATAAACCCAAATACAAATAAAAAACATTATTATTTAAGTAGTCCATTTGGAACTTGGGATGGTCTATTAACTGAAGATGAATTTAAAAATAAAACATTAACTAATTACTGGACTTTAATTAAAATAGCATGATAAGTGAAATCTCAATAAATAAAGTAAAAGACTCTGCTAAAATTCTTGATGTGATTTCTGACTATTTAGAACTTAAAAAAAATGGTGCAAATTATATTTGTTTAAGTCCTTTTAGTAATGAAAAAAATCCATCATTTATAGTTAGTCAATCTAAAAATATATTTAAATGTTTTAGTACAGGTAAAGGAGGTGATTGTATTACATTTTTAATGGAATATAAAAAACTCAATTATATCGATTCTATTAAACTTTTAGCTGAAAAGTATACAATAGAGTTAATTGAAGAAAAAAACATCACAAAACAAACTTATAAACGTCCTATATGGAAAAATAACACTATATTATCTGATAAGGTTATTAAATGGTTTGAAAATGAAAGAAAAATATCTCAAAACACTTTAAATGATTTAAAAATTAGTGAGGGTATTGAATGGATGCCTAAAAAAAATGATTCAAAAGGTCATAATATAAATACTATTCAATTTAATTATTTTATTGATAATAAATTAATTAATACAAAATTTAGAGATTCTTTAAAAATGTTTAAACTAGTTTCAGGAGCTGAATTAGTTTTATACAATTTAGATTCTTTAAATGGTCATACAAGTTGTTTTATTACAGAAGGTGAAATTGATGCATTAACTTTACATGAATGTGGTTTCAAAAATGTTATTTCTGTTCCTAATGGAGCAAGTAAAGGAAAAAATAATTTAAGCTATTTAGATAATTCAATACAATATCTTGAACATATTACTGAATTTATACTTTGTTTAGATAATGATGAAAATGGTAATAAATTAAAAGATGAACTTGCAAGACGTTTAGGATTTGAAAATTGTAAAACAGTTACTTTTAAAGATTGCAAAGATGCAAACGAATGTTTAATTAAATATGGTAAACAAATTGTAATTGATTCAATTAAAGATGCTAAAGAGTTTCCAATAGTTGGAGTATTTAATTCACATGATATTGAAAATGATATTTTAGATTATTATAATAATGGATTACCTGAAGGAACTGGAATTAATATGGCTGAAATAGATACAAATATTAGATTTCACCAAGGTTATTTAACAATGATAACAGGAATCCCAGGACATGGAAAATCAGAGTTTTTAGACTTTTTATTATGTAGATTAAATTTATCAGATGATAATTGGAAAACAGCTTATTTTAGTCCTGAAAATCATCCACTTCAATTACATTTTAGTAAACTTGCAGAAAAATTAATAGGAAAATCATTTGATAAAAAAAGTAATAATAGATTAACTCCTATTGATTTAAGAAATGCTATTGATTATTGTAGTGAAAATTTTTATTTTATTAATCCTGAAGAAGATTTTTCAATTAATTCTATTTTAAAAAGCGTTAAAGAATTAATTAAACGAAAAGGAATAAAAGCATTTGTTATTGATGCATGGAATAAATTGGACCATAAAAGAGGTAATAAAGATAAAAATGATTATATAAGTGAAACTTTAGACATTATTATAAAATTTTGCGAACGTAATTTGATTCATTGTTTTTTAGTTGCACATCCTACAAAAATGGGTAAAGATAAAGACGGAAAACCTGAAATACCTAGTCTATATAATATTTCAGATTCAGCTCATTTTTTTAATAAAACAGCAAATGGTATTTGTGTTTATAGAAATTTTGAAACTGGATGTGTAGAAATTCATATTCAAAAAGTAAAATTTAAACATTGGGGACAAACATCAACAGTACATTTAGCGTGGAATAAAGATAACGGACGTTATTATAAAGGAATTCCAAATAATGACAATTGGTTAATTTACGAAAAACCATTAGAAAACAATATTAATTTTTTAAATGATATAATATTTAATAACGAAGAAACACCATTTTAATATGAAAATCTTAAGAATATACACACTCGACGGTATTCAGCTTGTTGACTATGAGCTA